AAAGGTTATCACGGATACTTGGCTAGAGTATAAGCTTGGATGGGACCCTTTAATAAGGTCCATTGACGATGTCATTGACTACGCCATAGAAAGCGATAGCTTTGCACATCGTGACATTCAAGCCATACAGGGTGTTGGTAGGATCGAGGATTCCATGTGGGCCCCAGGTGGGGACCAGATGACTCAACGAACCCTAACATTACCCGGTTTTCGCAGCAGACAAAGAAACTTTGTCAAAATCGTTGTGATTTACCGCGGCCAAGTAAGTATGAGTTCAAGTAGAGCGGGTTATATAACCGAAAAGTTAGGCTTTTCGCCTGACCAATGGATACCTACTCTTTGGGAACTTGTTCCATACTCCTTTGTTCTAGATTATTTCGCCAACATTGGTGACATACTCTACGCAGCTAACTTTCCGAGAAGTCTAATTCCGTGGATCATGAAAACCACGGTAGTAGAGTCGACGTCGAAGTTCGTTGACTGCTCACCTCTTTGGAGGCACGCAGATCAATCGGGCTCAAACGCCAACGCTATATGGACCATCTCTAGAAAGCTGCGGAGCATGGGTGCTGCTTCATCCTTCGTCAAACGCGTTTATCGTACACCCTATCAGGGGTCGATAATCCCGACTTTGGAATTCTCAATTCCAAGTTCGAGTACACAGTGGCTAAATTTAGCCGCTTTGTTCGCAGGTGGGCGAAGGGTCCAGAAGCTTCTTAGGAAACTCAACGACTAACAAATCAGGAGAACCTGAAAATGTCATTAAGTCCATCAAACCCCGTTTATGGGGCTGCTATGACTGGGTATACTTCGCCAACGTTTACGTTGACGGAGGACTCAGTTCAAAGCGCGAATGTAGCCAAACAATGGGCAATTACCGCTTTTGGCGGAACTGTCCCGAGTGAGGCAAATACACATTCAATCTCCAACCCGTTTACCGTGACGGTTGAGCGTCCCGCGAATTTTCGCGGGGTAGGTCAGCCGAATCCGACGACGGGATATCTAGGTCAGCAACCTCGAAATGTTTGGAAGGTCCGAATCCGTAAAGGACTCATACCTCTCACAGGCCAGGCTGCTCAGACTGCCCCACTGGAAATTCGTATTCCAGTTCCGGCAGGCACTGATGTAGCAGACCCTGAGAACATCAGAGCGCTGATGAGTTTTACTGGCGGTTTCCTTTCCGGAAACGCCAGTGCCCTCGCGCAAGCCCTCATCGACGGGATTATCTGATCATGGAAGCCTTCTCAAAAGAAGACTATAACTCCATGGTCAGGTATTTCGCCGTTGTTGGCCTGTGCTTGGTACTACTCGGTTTCGCTGCATGCGGCATCCACTCCCTTCAAGCTGAAGGCAAAGTGGACATCGAAGCTACCGACACCGAAATCACGAAACCACAAGAGGAAGAATAATGTCTAACTACTCACAAGATGTACCCATGCTAGATCCCGATGTAGAAGCAATGCTTGATGCATATGAAGATATGCAGAAGCAAGTGCGACACATAATCTACGATCTTGATTTCTTGACCGTAGAGGAATGTGATGTACAACGGGCGCTTCACTCGCTTGAACAAGCAAGTCAGGCCATGCTAGATGTGGTCTCTGCGGGTAGTGATACGTTATATTCCAACGCGGTTTTTCAACTTCTATGTACGCTGGCAAAGCTCACCTATCATTATGGTGAACAGATGCAGCTGCATGAAATTGATTTCGTGGAGTAGTAACAAAACTCGTAGATTGGAGCGCGCTTATGAAGATTCATAGCGAAGTTCTTTATTCTCACCTGCTTGCAGACCTACAGGAACACTTCCCGAACACGGATTTCACATCCGGATACGAGGAGTGGCCTGGAATCTCCGGTCCGGAACGCCAAGCAACCGCCTTGCAGATGTCTATTCTTAAGAAATTTAAGGATCAGACTGAAGCGGAAGCGGATGCTCGGGCACTGGACAAGTTCCTACAAAGTAACATACGATGTAGAGATTGGAGCCTTACTTGGGACAATTCGACGGATGAACAATTACTTGGACAGTTTAAGTTTGAACTGTACAAGTTTTGTAATCCTGACGGTTATCCTTTGGTATCCGACGCGGACCAGCTATGGCAGCTGGGCCGAACAGGACCAGGTTCAAGTGTCGGGGCATTCGGGACAGACTTCTATACGAAGCTGTTCTCGAGCCCTGGTGCTTGTACAAGTAAGAGGATTGCAAATCTGTACGATCACTCTATTCGCAAAGGACCCCTCTGGTCAAAGGCTGAAAGCCTGAGATTATCAGAGTATGGTCCTCCCGATATAGTGGCAGGTAGCCGTCTTTCATTCGCAGTTAAAAACGCAACAATATCCCGAGTAACGTGCACCGAGCCCCTGCTGAATATGTTCTTTCAGTTAGGGCTTGGTAAGTTGATCGAACGGCGTCTCATCCAGTTTTTTGGAATTGACGTCCGAAATCAACAAAACAAGAATCGGGAACTCGCACGTGTCGCTAGTGTTACTGGCAGTCTATGTACTATAGACCTCGCCAGCGCTAGCGACACTGTGTCATTAGGAATGCTGGAAGCTTTCTTGCCAGAAGAACTATTATTCTGGCTTAAGCTTTTTCGCAGCCCTTATGCCAAACTGCCCGATGGCAGTTGGGAGGAGCTACATATGGTGTCGTCGATGGGTAACGGTTTCACGTTCCCATTAGAGACGGCCATATTCGCTTGTGTTGTCTCTGCTGTTTACCGCTTGGAGGGGATCCCTCTTAAGCGAACCAAGTGTGTCTTACGACAGTCTAGGTTGCAGACTTTGAATAGTCTGCGGTATGGCCTAGAATTTCCAAGCGACCCTAGCCAGGTCAAATGGAAGCACGGAAACTACGGGGTCTTCGGTGATGATATCATCGCTGATTCATCAGTAAATCGGAAAATAATCCGACTGCTGAACCTTTTAGGTTTCCAGGTTAACACAGAGAAGTCCTTCTTTGAAGGACCGTTCCGTGAGTCATGCGGGGCAGACTATTTCGATGGTCTGCCCGTTCGAGGAGTTTACATAAAATCCTTGAAATCCATGGCTTCACGGTATGTTGCCATAAATCGTCTTAACGAGTGGTCAGCCCTAACCGGAATCCGGTTGAGGAGGACTGTCCGTTATCTCGCAAAGCACGTGAGAAAAATTTACGTGCCTCTTGATGAGAACGATGATGCAGGTATACGTGTGCCTAGTACGTTATTGCGGCGTCTGGATTGTGTGGTCGAAGCTCCTGGCTCTAAATCGTGGCAGCCCCTATACGGGACTGTACGATACAAGGCCTGGGCGCCCAAACCGCACCAACTCCGGCACTGCGACAAAACGTGCAAGATACGTGGGCCTGGCCGAACCCGTATTTACAACGGTGACGGCCTGATCCTCGCATATCTGCGTGGCGACATTATAGGTGGTAACTGGTCGGTCCGTTCAAATGGGCCGACAAAGTATCACCCGCGATGGCGGACTAGTCTCAATTGGGACTATTCGCCGACGGCAGGGAAGCAATTCCCTGTTGGCACAATGGCCTTGGCTAAGGCTACCTCATTAAATTTATTTTAATGGGGAACCCCAGAAGGGATTGACATCCCTTCCGCCTCGAC